TGTAGTCTCAGTTAATTCTGGGCCTTTTTTATCAATTAATAATGATTGCAAAAAGCCTTCATCTTTTTTTTCTGCTGCTATTTCTAAAGCTTTATCAGTTATATTTCCTTCTTCATCTAAAGCATATCTATTTTGTATAGCTTTATATTTTTTATATGAATTAGGATATTTATCTTTAAGCTTTGATATGTCACCATTAACTAAATTAAAATGTAAATCGATTCCTGAAGAATGAATATCTGCATTTATCTTCTTTTTTAAATCTAAATATAATTTATCTTGATCCGCCTTTTCTTGCTCATCTGCTCTTAATGCTTTAGCTATGCTAACTTTTGCTAAAGACGCATCTCTTTCTGCTGCAGTTTGTATTACTTGTGGCTTAAAAGCATTTGTTAACATTTCCAATGGTGTAGCTTTTCTTCTAACTCCATCTTTTAAAATGATGTTATTTTCCCAATCAACAATATCAGATTTAATCTTTTGTGAGCGATAATTAGGATCACCAGAAGCTATAGTAAAATTAATTGTTTCTGCTACTCTTAAAGCTTCAGCTCTGGATTTTTCTATACGATCTAATCTAACTTTTTGAAACTCTTCAGGACTTAACTTTGCATCATTAACAGCATTTTTTGCCATCATATCTTGCAATAATAATCTTTGAGTTACGCTAAATGTTTTTTGTCTTATTTTGTTAAGATCATTTTGTTTAATTGTAACATCATTTAGTTTTTGTATTTGTCTTATTTGTTCTTTTGTAAAATATTTAGATCGTTCAAAAAGTAAATGATCAATATCATTTAATACTATTGCTGCTTCTTTAGAGTTAGCCCCAACATTTCCATCAATGTATCCTTTTGCTAAAGCCGAAACGGCTATTTTATTTTCTATTTCAGATGTTGGTTTACCTTCATTAAGTTTTTTTATAATTCTTTGTTGTTCATCTGCATTTGCTTTACCTGCAGCTATTTTTGTATCTGCAACAACATCAGTATTTAAACCTATTTTTTCTTGCATATATCGAGGCAAATAAAAACGTGCTACCGCTATAGCTTGTTTACCCAATCCTCTTGCACCAGAACGATCAACATTTTTTTGTAAATATCTTTCTTTTTGAAACTCTTTTAAAGCCAAATCTTCTACACGTTTTTGTCTTTTTTCTTCTGCTTCAGCTTCAGCTCTTTGTTTTCTAATGCGCGTTAGATATTTATCGCCTTCTTCTAAATATCCTTTCGCATCAGGTATTTGATTATATTGACCATCATCTGTTGCTTCTAAATACTCTAACTCTAAAGGCAACGCTGGCATATCTTGCATGTAGCCTCGGCCCTGCATACCAACCCATGATTCAGAACGATAAGGAGTATCTGGATCTTCATCTATCTCTTGAAGTTCTTTGTATCTTTCAAGAGTTATACCAGCATTTTCTTTTAACCATTTTCTTCTTGCTTTATTTAATACATCTTCTTGTGTTGCTTTATAATCTTGTGCAAGTTTTAATTGATAACCAACGCCTCTACCTGTTGCAGCTTCCATTCCAAGCTTTTTATATCTTTCTTTATCTGCAAAACTTAGCTTATTATATTCTTCGCTTCCAAACGGTATAGAAAATATATACTTATCAGAATACTGTCCTTCAGGATATGCCATGTGTGCTACCTATTTTCTTTATCATAAAGTCGTTTTGCTTCTTGATACATAGCAGGGGTTAATTCTTTATTGGTTTCTCTGCCATTTCTTATAAACCTAAATTTAGGTTGACCATCTTCATCTCCAATATATTTATATCCATAATTGTATGATGATTTTAATTTATATATTTTACCTATATTATCTGACGTATCACCTAAAGTTGCGTCTTTAGCAAGTGGGGCAGGTAATGTATTTATTTTTGATTCTGTTTTTGATTCTGTTTTAGGTTTAAAACTATTTTCTATTTCCTTTTCAAATTTTTCATTTTCTTGTACAGCACCTTTTACAGTATTAAAAATGCGTGCAATGCCGCGTATTGTCATTTCATCTTTTAATTGTTCGGGGATCTCTAATCCTTTTTGATAATTTAAATAATCTTTTAAGATATTAGTGTTTGTTGTTTTATTTGGATCATAATCTTTTATATATGTATCAATAGCTTTCTTAGTACCACTATGATTTAAACCATCACCATGATCTGGTATACCTTTATTAGATAATTCTTCAGCACGTTTATAATATTTATAGAATTGCTTTTCTTCATCAGGCATGTTTTTCAATGCTTGTTTCATTCTATCGTTAGCTATTTTTTGCAATTCATTTTTAAACAATATGTTACCAGCACGCTCTGATAACGTTTGTGGGCCTGTACTTACTTTTGGTTTATCTAATTGACTTGTTAGGTCAGTAATTCTTTGTTGCGCAGAGTCTATAGATCCTGTTGTTTGTTTAATAGTATCTCTTATTTCATTCATTTGTACAGGAGTAACATTATTATCTTTGCCCCAATTTTTTATATTAACTTTTATTTGCTCTCCGTTTAATTGCAAATCCTTTAAAAGAGATGCAACACCAGGAGAAACATTGTTTTGCCCATCAATTAAATTATTGTATTGTGTTTTTGCGTCTTCTTTTGATAATCTTTCTAAGCTTTCAAAAGGCCCTAATTCTTGAAATTTATTTTTTAAAATTTCTCTTGCATCATCTTGATCTCTACCTTGAATAAGCATAAATCTCATGCCTTTATGTTTATTAAAAATTAAATAATCAAACGCTATATTTTTTTGTATTGTTCCTAAATTATCCGAAGGTATTTCTGCAAAAGCTTTTTCTAATTTTCTTAATTGTTTTCCATTATTAGAATCTACATTACCACCATCTGGTGTTCCTAAATATGCTGCTAAAGCAAAATCATTATCTATATCAGTATTGGGGTTTGCTGTACTGGCTACATATTCATCTATGGCTTGTTTAATATCTGGTTGTAAATGGTATGCTTTATTCCAGCCCTCTATTTGTTTTAAATTGGTTTTATCAATACCTGCTTGTGCATTTATATATGCTTCAGCATTACGAACTAAAGAATTGTGCATACCAGTTAATTGAGATTGACTTTTAGGTGATACACCAGTTTTACTTACTTGTTTTTTTAACTGAGTTTTTTGTTTTCTTAAACCATTAAGAAGGCTGTATTCTAATTTAAGACGATCCATTAAGTATTGTCTTTGTGCTAATTCAGATGCTTGCTCTGACTGCATTTGTCTTGCAGCTTCTTGAAATGCCATTTGTGTTTGCTGGCGTATATGTCCACTATAATAGCTCATAGCTTGTGCAAAAGGACTTCTGTATTTTTGTGCCATTATTACCGACCTGTTATTTTTTTATAAATATTGTTTGCTTTACCAGAATCTTTTGGGGGAATACCATAAGTCTCAAACATATATTCATCATATTTTTGTGACGAATTTTTAAGAGCCTCTTGTTCTTCTTTTGCTAATCCTAATTTAGTTAGCTCTGCTCCTATTTCTCCAGTTTGACCAAACAAATCTTTTAATCCGTATTTCCACCAATCATCTTGAATCTTTTGCAAGGCTTCTAATCTTTCCATTTCTTGTTTATTCATTGCTGCTTGTTGTGCCATATCAACTTGTGCGCGTTTTGCAGCATCACTACGTTCTTTAGCAGCAGCAGACTCCATAGCTTGCTGGCCTCTAAAATAAGCACCAGAAGACATATCTTGCGTTGATACATTTTGTGCCATACGTTCTTTAGCCTCACGCATAGCACCTTGTACTGGGGTCATTTGCTTACCCATAGCAACATTATAATCACCGCCAAGCATACCTATAGCTTCCATACGCTCTAATTCTTGTAGTCTCTTTTTTTGTTCTGGTGTCATGGCTCCATAAGCTTCAGAAGCCGTCATAGCTGCACCACCTATAGCACCAGTACCTGCTGCAATTAAACCTGCTATTGTTAATGGATCCATATTTCACCTACATATAAAAAAGTTCTAAACAAACACCCCAAGACAATACTTGGCAATGATTGTTTTCAGTACGACCGCGTAAACCCATAAAAAAGTTTAATAATGAACCATCTAATACTGTAAACCCAGTCAAATAACTTGATGCTGATATATTTTTACCTGCATTAAATGGAGTGTTATTATGAATAATTTTTGCCTGCGACTCACCCATAGATACATGCGTTCCGCTTGGTGTGGTTGTATCATTATATGCGCCAACAAAATAGTTAAGCTTTGCATTAGATACAGTTGTATCTTTACTTGACTGTTCTTGAATCCACCATGAAAACAAAGTTGTAGCAGGTCTACCTAAGTTTATTGTAAAAGATGTTTCGGGAATAAATATATTATTTGTATTGCCTGATGTTCTTGTTGTATTGTACTTGGTTAAAAACGTATAGTTTAATGATTGATATGAATGTTGTTGACCACCAAATACACCTGTACAGTTGTGTGTAACATTTGTTTGTGCATCTATTGTTCCGGGCATAACATGTTGTGTATCTACAAACTTTGCATTTTTTAAATCAGTATTACCAATTTGATGCGTATATTTACGCAATCCAATCATTTCTGTATTTAAATCATCACCAGTTAATACATTGCCTGATGCCCATGTTTTTATAGGTGTATACGTCATTTAGACCTCATGACCATAAATACCATATCAGTATCATTAAAGGTTATTGTTGGTGCAACCAAAGCAATTGGTCCACCAAGATCTCCAACCAACCAATTGTTTTCATTACCTGCTGCATTTTCATAATACGGTGTTACAGGCCCAGTTGCCATTAACCGAAACTGTATTGTAGCAGAACCTGCTTCTGATCCTGTAACAGTATGCACCCAACATCCAGAAGCCATATGCTTACTGTTTGGGTAATAGTCTGTAATATCTGATAATACTACTGAGGCATCATTATTAGTTGGTGCTGGATCAGTAGGTGCAATATTAGCGGCAGTTGTTCCATCATTAATAATTCTAACGAACTGTATTAAACAAGTAGCTTTTGTGTTTTCAACCTCTGTTCCTATTGCTGTTAATGGTGCTGTAGTTGTTGCCCTATTAAATAATGTTTGTCCAGGTACAGGTGTAAACCCTGCACTATTAAAGTTCCATTCTAAATATGTAGCAAAAAACCTATTTAATAATCGTATTTTATTGCTTATTGCAGCCGTATCATCCCAATCTTTACTAAACTTAGAGTGCCAGTAAACCCGTATAGTATCACCTTCTACTAATTGACCACCAAATGCAGTCCAATTAGATCCTAATTGTACAGGTGTAGCAAGTGATGTATGTGTAACAGTAGCTCCTGAAAACTCATTAATGGCTATACCATTTGCAGACAATTGTATTCCTTGCTTACCATTAGTTGCACCAATATTAAATTGTGGAATATCTATAGCTGAATCTCTTATATTGTTATCATCAACCTGAGAGTTAACTGCGGTAGATACATCTTGAAACTTAGAGTTTAATGATGATGGATCAAGCTTCGTATCACGATTAAAATTATTATTTACCAATCTACTCATCGCCATCTACCTATTAATAATGTTCGCATAGCAAACATATGAAACTGAACTTTATGTAACCAATCAGTTTGTCCTTTTGGCGTCATCCTTGCTTTTATTGTAAGCTTACCATTACCACCAGGACTAAAAGTATTTGCAAATATGCGCACTGTTTGTATTGGCATACTAAAATCAAACGTATTTAACAATGACACGCCATTCCATTCTATTGCTATTTGTACACCTTTATCGTTTACAGCTGGCGTACCACCATTGTCTACCATAGAAAATTGTGTATGAATAAACAATTGGCACATAAACTCTATTTGCATCATGCCATCTTTTAAACCAGTGTATTCACGCTCTACTACATTAATCCAACCACCATTGTATGTACTGTATGTTAAACCTTTAAACTCACCTAATGTTAATACAGGTGATGATGGGTCTACATATGGACTTGTAGTAGTAAACTCACCTTCATCATTGTAGTACACGCGATGCAATGCGTTATCGACTATTCGATTTTTGTTAACTGTTAGCTGAGGAATCTGTGATCGATCTAATCCACCATTAATAGACGATTTACTTGCATTGTATTCATTGTTGAATTGTTCATAATCAACGATGTTAGCATTTCTAATATCTGCTTCAGTCCATCGTTTCATACTTTCTTACCTGCTATCATTTTAGTACCAGCAGCAGTAAACTCTACTGCATACCCTATTAATACAATATCATTTGTTGTGTTAATTTTAAACTGAAAATGACTGCATGATCCTTGTGCTATTGGATAACGTATAGCAGTTGCTAATGGTTCTTCCCATGGTTTATCAGATCCTGTAATAACCTGTGCGGTATTGTACACTGATTGATCATTATGATCAGCTCTTTGAAGCTTTCGACCTTCAGCAGCAATGCCAGAATAATAAAAGTCTTTAAAGTATTCTATAGATATAGGGTTATCGCCTTGCGTTAATACATATAGATAAACAAAATGAACATGCTTCTTTACTGTTTCATCTCCCATATCCATCCATGGACTTCTAAAAGTACTTATTGGTGGTGCAAGATCTACAATGTTTTCACCATCTAATCGTTCTCCAACAGCACGTTTTTTTGATATTACAAATACTCCAGGTTGTACATTACCTTCATTAGTACTACCAATAAATATATTTCCTATATAATCTCTGGCTATTGCGCTAACTGGAAACTCTTCTCTTGTACTAAAAGCATTTTTTTCTAAATGATAAACTATACCTAACGATGGAAAATTGTTTCCATCAGCAGGGTAATAACAATGCCATTCTTGCCATTTAGGAGAGTAAATAGCGCAAGCTTTACCAAGACAATCTTCATTTATACGATTCATTGTCTTTAACATATGCTTTGATATTTGTTTAATACCAGGACTGTCTGAATACTCCATATTAGAACTTACAGTATACACACCATCTGACGCTAAGAACATTATCCCTACACCAGGCACATTGGTCACTGTGTTGATTGCGCGTGTTCCAACCTCTGTTGATATAGGTACAGCAGTAAAGTTAGGATAATCGCCCATTATGGCGTCTATTCCGCGTTCTCTGAATACCAATAGAAAGTTGAAGTAAGGGTGCAGCCCAGTAATCCCACCGCTATTGCGGTTGCCCAACTCGATAAAGCTTGTTGCTTCATACTGGTCTGGTAGCGTGGGTTTGCTATAAAAAAGCATGGTATCATTATCAGCACCGCCTTCTACAAATAAGCAGTCCTTATATACCGCGCTAAAGCGTGTTCTGGTAGCTGGAAATAAAATACTTGATGATTCATCTGGCGCAAGTGATCCCAATGCACCATCAGGAACTGCATCATACACAGCATCATCTGTATTGTTATTAATATCTTTAACAAAGTAAAAATCTGATTCAGTGCCTACAGCGGCAGTACCATAGTTTTTTGTACGGTATAAACGCCTGGCTACCGTACCTTCTGGACCCATTGGTATTTCTATATAGATAGCATACTTATATTGCGTACCACCAGGAGCTTCTGTATTCCATCTAACTTCTGTACTTTCTTCTGATAGTGGAGACTCTGCACCTGCGTTATTAATAAACGTTACACGATACTTATATTTGTTAGTATCACCTACACTACCAGATGTAATTGTATTAGTTCCTAATCCAGCATCAGATGTAATATCATAGTATACACTTATACTTGTTCCATTAATTGATAATCCAGATGCCCAGTTAGTAACGCCCCATGGTACAGGGGCCGTTGGTATCGTATTCCATCCTAAATCAAATATGTATGGTGTAAACGATACTGACGATTGATGTATAGGCCATCCAGAATATTTAAACGCTTTATTGTAACCATTGCTAACAATTAACCACTTAGCATAAGTTGTATACTGCGTACCAGACTCATTTTGTGCTGGCTTAGTTCTATTAGATGATATTGTTTTTAAATCCATCGATGGACCGCTGTTTTCATTTAACTGATACAGTGTTCCATTTGATTCTAAAAATACTGACTGCATAGCTCCTTGATGACGCGAAAATACAAACATTGTATCAATACGTCCTAACGCAGCAAACGGTGCAAATGATCCTGTTGGCAATGGATTATAACGCTCATATCCTATGCGATTATCCCATCCACCAGTGTATTTATCTACCGTCCAGTTGATTAATTCAGTAGCACCGTCTTGTGCTTGGGGTAACTTTTCATATAAACCAGATAAGGCTTTTATTTGTACGGTGGTATTTTTCATGTTCTGGTCAAAGGTGTGTACAAGGGGAGAGGATTAACAACACCGTCAAGCATACCGCGTTTAACAAATCTTCGAGGAATCTGCGTAAGGTATCTTTGTTCAAGTTTAACCATCTCTTGAGCTACTTTACGCTCGTACATGTTTGCTTGTGGCAAGTTGTCTAACTTAACAAACAGCTCTCTAAGAGCCATGTATGCTAATATATGATGAGCAGATGATGGCATTTCTGGCGTATCGTTATCATTAACCAATGGCTGTGGTCTAAACATATATT